GCACAGCGGCGTCCACGCCGCCGAGGTAGAGCAGTCGCTCCAAGCGGCGGGCTTCCTGGTCCGCTCGCAGATCATCTGGGCCAAGAAGCACCTCGCTCTCAGCCGCGGGCATTACCACTGGCAGCACGAACCCTGCTGGTACGCCGTCCGCAAGGGGGCCAAATCCTACTGGGTGGGGGGCCGCAAGCAGACGACGGTCTGGGACCTCTACGGCGGTGGGGGCGGTGATTCGGAGAACGCCCGGGAGACGGAGGCCGCCACCGACAGCAGCAACCACTCGACGCAGAAGCCCCTCGAGTGCATGGCCCGCCCCATCAGCAACCACAAGGGCGACGTCTACGACCCCTTCCTGGGAACCGGGACCACGCTGGCTGCGGCCGAGCAGCATCAGCGCATCGGATACGGCATGGAGATTCTGCCGGAGTACGCGGCAGTGACGCTTGAGCGCCTGGCCCTGCTCGGGCTGGAGGTGACGAAGGAATGAAACGGGAAAGCCCGACGAGCGCTCGCAACACGAAGGCTTTAGAACGGGAGCAGAAGGCCCTATCCCTGCGCCGCAGCGGGGCCAACGAGGTCGAGATCGCGGAGTCGCTGGGGATGACCAAATCGGGCGCCCACAAGGCCGTGTGGCGAGCCCTACGCCGCGCACAGAGCCTGACCGCGGAGCAAGCGGACGAGTGGGTGGCACTCGAGCTGGACCGGCTGGACCGCATGCAAATGGCGCTCTGGCCGCGGGCGCTGGCCGGGGACGTCAAAGCCATCGACCGGATCCTGGACATCATGCGCCGCCGGGCCAAGCTGCTCGGCCTGGACGCTCCCAGCCGCCACGAGCTCACCGGCAAAGACGGAGATCCGATCGAGGTCCGCGAGGACCCGAGCCAGCTGACCGACGAGGAGCTCCGCAATCGTGCCGAACGCATCTTCGACAAGTACCGGGAGGATGACGCCGCAGGAACGGGCGATCCTGCGGGAGGTCCAACGCCGTAAGGCAGCCCGCGGGCTGATCGAGTTCACCGAGTGGACCTTCCCCGGCTACAAGGCCGATCCCGTCCACCACTTGATCGCTCGCTGCCTCGAGGACGTCACCGAGGGCCGGACGACGCGCCTCATGATCTTCGCCCCGCCGCAGCACGGCAAGAGCGAGCTGACCAGCGTGCGCCTGCCCGCCTTCTGGCTGGGGCGCCGTCCCAACGAGCCGGTCATCATCACCAGCTACGGAGCAGGCTTGGCCCACTCCAAGAGCCGGCAGGCCCGGGCCATCGTGGAGAGCGCGGAATACCGCGACGTCTTTCCGGGCATCCGCACCAGCCGGGAGAGCCGGGCGGTGGATTCCTGGGAGCTGGCCTCCCCCTACCGCGGAGGCCTCCTGGCTGCTGGCGTGGGAGGGCCCGTCACCGGCCACGGGGCCATGCTGGGCATCATCGACGACCCCGTGGAGAACTGGGAGCAGGCCCAAAGCAAAGTCTACCGGGACAAGGCCTGGGACTGGTACCGGGGCACCTTCCGTACCCGCATCTGGGAGGGCGGGGCCATCGTGCTCATCATGACCCGCTGGCACGAGGACGACCTGGCGGGCCGGCTGCTCTCTGAAGGTGAGGATCGCTGGACCGTGCTTCGGCTCCCAGCGCTGTCAGAGGGCGAAGCAGATGCGCTGGGGCGGTCGCCGGGCGAGGCCCTTTCCCCCCGGCGCTTCAGCCGCGAGGCGCTGCTTGAAATCAAACGGGACGTGGGGCCCTCGGTCTTTGAGGCCGAGTACCAAGGCTCGCCCACGGCGCCCGAGGGAAACATGTTCAAGCGGGCCTGGTTCCCCATCGTGGATGCCAGCCCCTACCGGGCACGCCGCGTGCGCTACTGGGACAAGGCCGGGACCGAGCAGGGCGGAGACTACACGGCCGGCGCCCGTTTCGCCTTGGGCGAAGAGGACGGCCTCTGGTACGTGGAGGACATGGTCCGCGGCCAGTGGGGGCCCTTCGAGCGGGAGCGCATCCACCGGCAGACGGCGGAGCTGGACGCCGGGCAGTACGGGGCCTTCCCCATCTGGCTCGAGCAGGAGCCTGGCTCCTCCGGCAAGGACTCAGCTGCGGCCACCATCCGCAACCTGGCCGGCTTCGACGTCCATGCCAAGACCGTGACCGGCGACAAGACTAGCCGGGCCGCTGCCTTCGCCGCCCAGTGCGAGGCGGGCAACGTCCGCCTGGTGCGGGGCCCCTGGAACCAGGCCTACATCGACGAGCTCTGCGCCTTCCCCAACGGAAAGAACGACGACCAGGTCGACGCCAGCTCCGGGGCCTTCCACATGCTGGCCCGACACCCGAAACGCGAAGCAAGGAGCCGCCAGGGATGAGCGAGGAGAAGGGCACGGATCTGAAAAGGGCGGTGGACGCCCTCATGGCCAAGGGGCCCGTCTACACGCGCCTCTGGGAGTATTACGACGGCGAGCAGCCGCTCGTCTACTCCACCCAGCGCCTGCGAAAGATCTTCGACCGCATCGAGGCCCGCTTCACCCAGAACTGGTGCGGCGTGGTGGTGGACGCCGTGCTCGACCGGCTCGCGCTCACCCGCTTCCACGTGGCCCAGAACGACAAGGCCACCAACCGGCTGGCCGAGCTTTTCGAGGAGACGGAGATGGCCCTGGACGACGAGCTTGTCCACCAGGCGGCCATGGTATGCGGCGAGGCCTTCGTCATCGCCGGCAAAGACGAGGACGGCACCGTCGAGGCCTACTACAACGACGCCCGCATGTGCCACGCCTTCTACGATCCCGACCACCCACGGCGCATGACGTTTGCCTGCAAGTGGTGGGACGACGCCGAAGGGCGGCGCCGGCTGACCCTGTACTACCCGGACCGCCTCGAGCACTACGTTTCCCATGGCAAGGCCGAGAACGTCCACAACTGGCAATCCTTCGAGCCGGCGGACCCCGACAGAGAGCCGAACGAGGGTGGCTTCATCCCCGTGGCCCACTTCCGCAAAGAGCGCCGAGGCGTCATCTCCGAACTCACCTCCTCCATCCGCAGCCAGCAGGACGCCGTGAACAAGCTACTGGCGGACATGATGGTCTCGGCCGAATTCGGGGCCTTCCGGCAGCGCTACATCATCTCCAACGCCAAGACGGGCCACCTCAAGAACGCCCCCAACGAAATCTGGGAGATCCCGGCCGGCATGGATGGCGAGCAGCCGACGCAGGTGGGCGAGTTCGCCGAGTCCAGCCTGACCGGCTTTCTGGACGCCATCGATCGCCTGGCTTCGGCCATGGCCATCTGCAGCCGCACCCCCAAGCACTTCTTCTGGAAGCAGGGGGGCGACCCCTCGGGCGAGGCCTTGATCGCCGCCGAGGCCCCGCTCAACAAGAAGGCCGAGCGCTACATCGAGCGTTTCGGTGTCTCCTGGGGCCGCGTGGGCTGGATGCTGCTCAAGCTGGCCGGCCTGGAGGTGGACGAGTGGACCATCGAGCCCATCTACGAGGCCCCCGAGACCGTCCAGCCCCAGAGCGGGGCGATCACGGCCAAGACCCGGGTGGAGGCAGGCATGCCGCTGCGCACCGTCCTTCGCCGTTACGAGGCCTGGACCGAAGACGACCTGGACGAGATGGCCTCCGACAAAGAGCAGGAAGAGGCAGGGAGAGCGGCAGGGCTGGCCCAAGCCATGCTCAACCAGCAGCGCATGTTTGATGGCGGTGTAGAGGAGACGTAATGGCCAAGACCGACCCCGCCGTGCTTACGGCCATGCAGGGCTTCCACGCCGAGGTCATGGCCCAGGAGTCGGGGGCGGTGGCCAAGATGGTGGCTGCTTGGGGCGCCTCAGAGAATGCCCTGGGCGAGGAAGTCAAGAAGCTGGCCGAGGAGATCGCAGCCATTACCGCCGCCGGGGGGACCGTCACCCCGGGCAAGATCTACCTGCTGAAGCGCTACCAGTACCTGCAGGCACAGATCCAGGCCGAGCTCTCCAAGCTGGCTGCGGTGTCCGGCACCGCCATAGAGGGCGCCCAGGTGAAGGTCGGGCACCTGGCCCTGGAAGAGGCCGCCGAGATCCTGGGGCACACGGCCGGCTTCGGCTGGAACCGGCTGGAGACGAGCACGGTGGAGGCCATGGTCGGCCTCACCGCCCAAGGGGCGCCGCTCGAGCAGCTGCTCTGGAAGCGGGTGGTCATCGAGGGCAAGGAGGCCGCGCATAAGCGGCTGGTGGACACGCTGGTGTCCGGCACCGCCCTGGGTTGGGGGCCTTCCAAGATGGCACTGGCCATGAAGGACGACCTCTCGGCCGGCTTGTCCAAGGCCATGGTCATCGCTCGCACCGAGACCATGCGCGTCTACCGGGAATCCGGCCGGCAGCAGTACGAGGCTTCTGGTGTGGTGCAGTCCTACCGGCGCATGGCCGCCAAGGACGGACGGACCTGCCTGGCCTGCCTGTTGGCGGACGGGCGCGTATCCGACGTCAAGACCTCGCTGGCCGATCATCCCCATGGCCGCTGCGCCATGGTTCCCATCGTGGACGGGGCACCGGAGATCGAGTGGGAGAAGGGCCCGGACTGGCTGCTGAAGCAACCCGAGGCCACCCAGCGCAAGATCATGGGCCCGGGCCGCTACGAGATGTGGAAGGGTGGCCAAGCCACGCTCGAGGACCTCGTTCGCGTCCGCCGCAGCAAGGTCTGGGGCAAGAGCGTCGAGCCTGCCTCCATCAAGTACATCAAGGAGCAGCTGGCCAAGCCCAAGCTGGCCCGCGTGGTCGTGCCTCCGGCGCCACCTGCCTTTGATGACTTCGCCGCCGGGGGCACGTTCCACAAGAACCCGGCCAACGGCAACCAGACCATCTTCGAGCACCCCGAGGTCACGGGGACCCTCACCTACCAGGGCAAGTCCGGCTACAAGATCCAGCTGCAAACCAAAGACGGCAAGACCAAGACCCTCAAGATCGCCGGAAAGATCGCCGACGTGAAGGCCCAGGTCGAGAAGGAGGCCTACGCCTTGCGCTACGGCCAGGCGGCCGACGTGGGGGCGCCTGTCGCGCCTGTGGCGAAGCCCGCGCCCAAGCCCAAGGAGCCGACGCTCGAGGAGCTGAAGGCCCAGGTCGTGCAGGCAACCCATACGCTCCAAGACGTCATCGATGGCAAGTTCAAGGTCGGCATGGAGAGTGCGGGCGGCCAGGACATGATCGACGCCAAGGCCGCAGGGCTCTGGACCGGCACGGTCAATGGCAAGAGCATCTTCGCCAAGAACAAGGCAGACGCCGCCGATCTCATCGCCTACTTCAAAGCAGGCGGCGGGTACGGCACGACGCAGATGTCCGAGCTGCTCGGATACACGCCCCAGGAGATCGCTACCTACAAGGCCTGGATGAAAAGGGGTGGATTCGGGGCCCTGGCCGACGTTGTCGACATCGACATTCCGGCGCACGACTGGGACGGCTTCGCCCCGGGAGCGACATTCCAGAAGTCTCCCACCAACGGCAATCTGACCTACCTGACGCACCCGGATGTTGACGGCTCACTGCTCTACCAGGGCAAGAAGTACAAGGTCACCCTCACCGACAAGGCGACCGGCGAGACAGTCGAGTTCACCGTCGCCGGGAAGATGGGAGAGGCCAAGGACGCCGCGACCCGGGCCGCCTACAAGCTGGTCTGGGGCGAGGACCCATCGGGCGCTCCTGCGGTTACGCCCACACCTCCGCCCAAAGCCCCCACGATCGGCACAGCGGCCTCCGAACCAGCTTCTGCGGCACCTGTTCCTACTGGCGCCCCAATGCCCGTCCTGGCCGAAATCGGCAACAAGCTGAGTGTCGTCCATGCCGTAGCGGACCCCGACCACCCCAAGTGGCTCATGAAGGACATCAACGGCGGCAGCTGGCTCGTCG